TGGCATTGACGTACTGAAGCGGCACAAGCTATTCGTTACCCCACGAAGCAGCAACCTAATCAAAGAGATGCAGAACTACAAATGGGTAGAGGACAAGAACGGAAACCTTCTAAACAAACCCATAGACGCATTCAACCACGCCATAGATGCTATGCGCTACGCAACATACAACAAGCTATCCAAGCCGAACTACGGCCGCTATGCTATACGTTAAATTCTAAAGGTTATTTTATTAGATGGAACTAAAGGTCAATGTACCCACCACCTTGAGCGAGATTACGCTTGAGCAATACCAACGCTTCGTTAAGTTAGAAGGCGATGAGGAGTTCCTTACCCATAAGATGCTTGAAATCTTTTGTGGGTTGCCTCTTGCTGACTTGCCCAACGTGCGGGTCAAGGATGTGAGCAACGTAACGAGCCACATCTACAAGATGCTCAACGAGAAGCCCAAGCTGAAGCCTATGTTCACAATCGGCAAACAAGAGTTCGGGTTTATACCTGAGATTGACAATATCACCTACGGTGAGTTCATTGACCTTGACACCTACATCCAAGACATCCAAAACCTGCACAACACGATGGCGGTATTGTACCGACCAATCACCAAGCAAGTAGGCGAGAGATACTTAATAGAGCCATACGAGTCAGCAAGCAAATATGCAGAGCTGATGAAGCAAGCCCCGATGGATGTGGTAATGGCAGCATCGCTTTTTTTTTATCGTTTAGGGAACGAGTTGTTACAGGCTACCCTGAGCTATTTGGAGAAGGAGAATCAGAAAACGAGTTCAGCAGGCAAGCCCAATTCGCTAAGCGATGGGGATGGTACTCTACCATCTATCAACTCGCTCAAGGAGATATTAGAAGGTTTGGAGGAGTCACTGAATTGGAGCTACACAAGTGCCTTCAGTTCCTCACCTTTGAAAAGCAAAAGCAAGAAGTTGAAAGCGACTTAATTAAACAATCAATACGATGAGGCAGTTTTACGACATCACCACCAAACTCAAGGATACGCTTGAGGCCAATAGCCAAGTCAATGTGGTGACCACAGGTGACCTATTTGACGTTGACCTCAACAAGCAGACCATCTTCCCTCTTAGCCACATCATCATAAATCAAGCATCGTTTGAAGGGCAAATTGTACGGATGAGCGTAAGCCTCGTTTGTATGGACTTGGTAGATGACACGAAGGAGAACCCACGAGCGCAAGCAGAGCCGTTCTACGGCACTTCTAACGTGCAAGACATACTCAACACCCAACTCGCAGTAATCAACGATGTGGTGACCGAATTACGCAGAGGTACTTTGTACTCCGACTTGTACCAATTAGACGGCAACCCCACCTGTACTCCGTTCTTGGAACGCTTTGAGAACTTGCTTGCGGGATGGACTGCTACGTTTGATGTGCTGCTTGCTAACACCGAGATCAGCGTTTGCTAATGACACGGGAGGAGCGCATACAAGTAGTGCTTGACAAGTTCGGAAAGTACGTGGTGCAGCAGGCGAGGGCTAACCTCACCCGCCAACGCAAGAACGTAACGAAGGATTTGTATGACTCTATTGAATGGACTGCGGTTGCATCAAAGAGTGGTGAGTCCTTCACGGCAGTACTATCAATGCTTGAGTATGGGCAGTTCCAAGATAGCGGTGTAAAGGGAAAGAGCAGCACCTATGGCTCAGCACAAGGTAGCCAATTCCGTTTTGGCACAGGCACGGGAAAGAAGGGTGGCCTTACGGAAGCAATGCAAAAGTGGGTACGTGCAAGACGCTTTCAGTTCCGCCAAAAGAACGGCAAGTTTATGAGCTACGATAGCACGGCATTCCTTATCGCAAGAAGCGTATACCAAAAGGGAATACCTGCTTCGTTCTTTTACTCACGCCCATTCAACCTCGCATTCCAAAAGCTGCCTGCTGAATTGGTAGAGGCATACGCACTCACCCCCGATGACTTCAAAGAATTTCTAAAGAAAAAATGAGTACACCCGTAGTATCTACACCGAGCAGCCTATCAATGGCTCGCAGCCCGCAGTTTATCACGGGCAAGAATAATGCATTACCGAACGACTCACTTGATGCAATGACGTTGCAACTCAAGATTTATTCAGGAGCAAAGACGCTGCCCGCAGGCACGGCAAACTACTCACTTGATAAGACATACTCCATCAACGAGGTCATCAACTTTGAGGTGAGCGATTTGGTGCGGTCGGAGTTCTACCACGACTTCAGCGTATGGAATGACATCGGTTTTATGCAGAGTCCGCAGGGCGAAGCCTTGTGGGTTGCGCCTCTTGGTTCGTACACGTACTCCAATAACGGAGCAGCACCCGATACGGCAGTATGGTCAAACTCAAATAGCCTTGCCTACCTAACTACGGATGGATGGGCTACGATGACCAACATCGCACCTACGGCAGTAAGCCAAGCGGTTCTTGCTACGAGTCGTGACCGACAGGTGCAGCCATCAGCATACGAGGTATTAGGTATCTACAATAGCGCAGCAAACGAACTCGGCAGCATCCGCATCACGTGGGAGAATGGAGCAACGGCTTTGCTTACAAATGCAGGTGGAAGCACGACACCTCCAAGCGCAGCATCCAATAACACGCAGAACCTTGTAATCTACGCAGGCGTTGGTACGGCTAACCTTAATAACAATCCCGACCTTCAGGCGGATGTCAAGCCAAGCGGTCAGGCAAATAACGGAATCGGAAGCTACTACGATGTCATCCTTCAAGATACGGATGATGAGCCAACTGAAATTGCACGAGTACGCTACTACGTGGTGTGTGAGGCTAAATACACGCCATACCAAATCGCATTCATCAACCGATTCGGTGTAGCCGACTTCATCACGTTCTTCAAGCGCAGCGATGAGCGTGGTACGTTCACGCAGGACTCATACCAAAAGAGCATCTACAACGATGGCTTCACCACGCCTTCGCTTGAGGTGGGCAAGTACACCTCATTCAATGTCAACTCTCGCAACACGCTAACTCTCAACACGGGCTTCGTGGATCAGGACTACGATGAAACCATCAAGGACATTTTGATGAGCGAGTATGTTGCGGTGTTAGATGGTAGTAATTGGGTGAGCGTTGTTCCTGAACGTGGTAGCATTGAATACCAAAAGCACATCAACCAAAAGCTCATCAACTACACGATGACCTTCACCTACGGATTTGATGAACGCAGTTTGGTACGATGAACAAGGTAGATATTTACGTCAACGACTTTCGGCTTGATCTGTTTGATGATGAGGACATCAACATCAACTTGTCGGTGCAGAATGTGCAGGACATCAGCAAGACGTTCACGGACTTCACGCAAGGATTCACCATCCCTGCAAGCCCACGAAACAACGAGATACTTCAGCACTACTACAACGCCAATATCACGGCTTCGCAGATAACTACCGAAACGGGCGGCAGCCCCGTTTGGAATAGTATCGGCATAAATTGGAATGCTTGGAATACGGCTTGGAACGCAGGTGCTTCAAGCACAAGTGTGACCAATACGTTTGATGGTCGCTTCAGGCAGGCAGCAAGAATTGAAATAAACTCATTGCCGTTCCGCACAGGGGTGATTGAGATTGAGAACGTGCAGCTCAAAGGAACTGAACCCTACGCCTACACACTCACGTTCTATGGGGACTTGGTTACCTTGTCTGACATCTTTGGTGATGACTACTTATACGATGTAGCGTTCCCTTCGGAATACAATCACCAATATACCGATACTGCGGTATTTGACCGCTTGACTACGGACACGTATGCTCCCGTATTTTATCCGTTGATGAGTCCCGTAAAGAATTGGTTTTACCAAAGCGGTTCAGGTATGGGTGCGGACAATGAAAACAATATCGCCCACCATACGGGTGGAGCAGGAAGGCGTGGCATTCGTTACTACGAGCTGAAGCCTGCCATCAAGGTGACCGCTATCTTGGATGCGATTGAGTCATACTACGGTATCACGTTCACGGGGTCATTCTTATCAGCCACTCCGTTTGTTGATTTGTCGCTTTGGCTTCACCGCACCGAAGGTTATATGTACGATAGCAGCACTCCGATTGCATGGCAGTTGATTAACTTCAACCGAACCACAGGAGGAGGCACGGAGTTCAATCTCAGCACCGAAACGTGGAATGTGGTTGATACGGATGTGTACCAACTTGAGGCTACAATCACAAACGTAAACGCAGCATACGAGATTGGATTATTTCAAAATGGTGAGTTGGTGTCATCAATTCCATACTCTGCCCACCCCGCTTCATCGGTAACTCATACCTTTATCGGTTTGCCTTTTTACGCAGGCGATGCCGTTCAGTTGTACATACGACCAACATCAGCCGTATCATTCAATTACCGAGTAGATGACTACGAAGCGATTGACGCAAGCACAAGCACGAAGCGATTTGAGGTAGACCAAACGCTATCAGCAACCTATTCATTTCAGGTGGTCATCCAAGACCTGATGCCTGAGATTAAGGTAAAGGACTTCATTGCGGGAATCCTAAAGATGTACAATATGGTCATCGTACCGACCACATCTACTTCGTTCTTACTTCAGCCATTGGATGATTGGTACGCAGCAGGAAGCGACCAAAACTACCAAACCTATCTTGACATCACGGAGTACACGGTAAACCGACCACCATTGTACCGAGAGATAGAATTTAAGTATCAAGAAACGGAGCAGATACTCGGCTACCAATACCAACGCACAAACAATCAGGGCTTTGGTGATTTGCGTAACTTCTTCGGATTTGATGGCGATGAGTTCATTGTTGAAGTGCCGTTTGAGTGTCCATTATTTGAGAGGCTTACCGACCAACACACGGGTGCATTAACCAATGTACTTGTATACAAAAGCGTCACAAGCGAAGCCAATGAGGATGGTATATTCAACCCATACTTGGGTGCGCCTATCTTATTCTATGGCTACTTTGATGACTATAACTTGGCTGACAATTCGCTCACGTTTGTCAATTCTGATGGCTCACACGAACAGGTTGTATCGTGTTGGTACGCCAATACATCCAACCGCTATGCGAGCGCAGGTGCTTCGTATTCTATCTGCTTTGGTGCTGACATAGACCCATACCACCTACAATCGGTAAACCGCAGCCTCTACAACACGGAATGGACTGACTACATCACCGACCTTTACAACCGAAAGCGTAGGGTATATGAGGTTGATGCGGTACTGCCTGTTGGTAAAATCATCACGATGAACCTTCAGAATGCGGTGATTTGGAACAACGCCAAGTACATCATCAACAACGTAAGCCTGAATATGACCACAGGCAAAGCAATATTTGAACTCCTTAACGTAGTATGAAGCAGACGTATTTAGGTTATTTGATTGAACTCCTCAACTCGGATGAGTGGATTGGTGCAGGCGAGAATATAGAAATCGCCAAAGGCAAGCACAAACTACCCGAAGGATGGAACGAATATATTAAGTTGCAATGGCGGCAGTTGAAGTAATTGAGATTAAAGGCGATGCCTCCTCCGCTATTGCGGCTCTAAAGGCCGTAGGCATTGAGGCCAACAAAACCACACAGGCCGCACAAAAAAGCAATGAGGCTATCAATGATGGCCTTGAGGCGTTAGACAAGCAGACCAACGGTGCGGTATCAGCATTTCGTAGCTTGCAGGGTGGAATCAAAAGTGCCATCTCTGCATTCACTACGCTCAAGGGCGCAATCATCGCTACGGGTCTTGGTGCGCTATTGGTTGCCGTAACATCGCTCGTTACCTACTTCAAGGAAACCGAACGAGGCGGGGACAAGCTCGCTGAGGTGATGGGATTTCTTGGAGCAGCAGTCAAGGTAGTAATTGACCGAGTGATTGGCTTGGGTGAGTCATTGGTTAAATTATTTTCAGGGGACTTTAAAGGCGCTATTGAAGGCGTAACGGGAGCATTCAAGGGATTGGGTGATGAGATTGCAAGAGAGAGCAAACTCGGCCGTGAACTCGCCAAGCAACTCAACGATGTAGAGGATGCAGAACGTGCGCTCATCGCACAACGTGCCATCGCTAACAGGCAAATCGCAGAGGCTCGCTTGATTGCCGATGACGTTAACAAGACCACCGAGCAACGCATTGCTGCGGTTAAACGTGCAGGTGCTATTGAAGAACGTGTAGCACGGCAAGAACTTGCCGTTCAGCGTCAGCGATTGTCAGTCCTTCAGCAGCAGGCCGCTATGGGAGAGGTTACCGAAGAAGGCCTAACCCGCATTGAGGAGGCACGTGCAAGAATCTCGGAACTTGAGCAAGCCAACATTATGCGTAGGAAGCGTTTGCAGACCGAAACTATTGGGCTGCTAAACGAAGAAATCGCCAAGACCAAAGAGCTTGAAAAGGCTCGCCAAGATGCCGAGAAAGCCCGATTTGAAGATAGCGAGAAGAAGTTTAAGAAGTACGTTGATGACTCGGTAAAGGCGGCTAATGTAGGCGCAGGACAGGTAGCAAGAGTCGGACAATTCTACACGGACTCTATTGCCGAAGGAACGCAGAAGACATCTGCTGACCTTCAGGACTACATCAACTTCACGCTTGCAAACCTTGACGCAGTAAGCCAAGCCATCAGCGGCTTCGCTGCGCTTGCAGGAGAGAACACCAAACTGAGCAAGGCACTTGCTATTTCGCAGATTGTCATTGACACGTATATGGGTGCTACCAAAGCACTCGGTGCGTACCCGCCTCCGTTTGGTGCTATCGCAGCAGCAGGCGTTATCGCAGGAGGTATCGCCAACCTGAACAAGGTAAAGTCAACGCAGATACCCACGTCACCAAGTGCTGCACCTACGGCAAACATCTCTGCCCCTACCGCAGCATCACAACCACCGCAGTTCAACATTGTTGGACAGGGTGGCGTGAACCAATTAGCGCAGAGCATCGGTGGTCAGTTTGACCGTCCGATCCGTGCGTATGTGGTGAGCCAAGACATTAGCACCGCACAACAACTGCAACGCCAACGAGTAAGAACCGCAACATTCGGATAATGAAACTTATTGAACTAATCTTAGATGAAACGATGGCACTCACGGGGATTGATGCCATCAGCCTCGTAGAGCATCCCGCTATTGAGGAGGACTTTATTGCACTTAACTCTCAGCGTGTAGAGTTTGCTGCACAGGATAACGAAAAGCGCATCCTTATGGGAGCAGCACTCGTTCCCAACAAACCCATCTACCGAGTCAATGGCGAGGAGGAGTTCTACGTTTACTTCAGCCAAGATACCATCCGCAAAGCGAGCGAGATGTTCTTCCAAAAGGCAAATCAGAACAACGCTACGCTTGAACACGAAGTAGAAATCAACGGACTCACGGTTGTAGAGTCGTGGATTATTGAGGATGAGGTTCACGACAAAAGCAAGAAGTACGGCTTTGAATTGCCTGTTGGTACGTGGATGGTTTCTATGAAGGTTAACAACCCTGAGATTTGGGATGGCTTCGTAAAGACAGGCAAGGTCAAGGGCTTCTCTATTGAGGGCTACTTCGTTGACAAGATGAACTTCGCCAAGCAAGAGATGGAGCGTCTTGAGGAGCAAGAGGCGGCTCTGCTGCTATCGCAAATCGTAGCCATCATCAAGAAGGATGGTCGCAAGAAAAGCGGTAAGCGTGTGGAGATGGAATCCTACTCGGACTATCCCCAAGCGGTACGCAATAACGCCAAGCGTGGTATCGTGCTGAACGAGAAGAACGGAAACAAATGTGCTACGCCTGTTGGTAAGGTACGAGCGCAGCAGTTGGCACAAGGCAAGCCTGTGAGCGTAGAAACCATCACACGTATGTACTCGTACCTATCAAGAGCCGAAGAATACTACGATGAGAACGACACTACCGCTTGCGGCACGATTAGCTACCTGCTATGGGGTGGACTTGCTGCAAAGCGTTGGGCTGAATCCAAACTAAAAGAACTCGGCAAATTATGATGCGCCCACAACGTCTACCCGTAGCATCGCCAAGAGGCGGCAACAGGGGATGCCTATGCAAGGACAATACATACTCACGCAAGTGCTGCGATGGTACACTCCCTGCTCAAGGCATTGGCTCTCTTGTCGGTCAGGGCATTAGCGTCCGCATACGAGGCGAGGAATGGCAAACCATCAACACCCGATGGGAGGCCACCAATACGCTTTGGCAGGACTTGTAAAAATGTAACAAATAACCAACCCCTTTTTATTTAGTTAGATATGAAAGCAAATAATATCCTTAACCGCATCCTTGCTGAACTTAGCTCCATTCGTGAGGTGAAGTTTGAGCAAATGACCCTTGAGAACGGAGCCGTTCTTGAGGCTGAAGTATTTGAAGCAGGAAACGAGGTATTTGTCATTAGTGGCGAAGACCGTGTTCCTGCTCCTGTTGGTGAGCATCTCCTTGCTGATGGCCGTGTATTGGTTATCGCTGAAGAAGGTGTAATCGCTGAAATCAAAGAGGCTGCTGCCGAAGAAGTAGAAGAAGAAAAAATTGAGATTGAGGTTGAAGCCTCAGCCGAAGAATCTACTGAACTCGCAGAGGTTGAAGTAAAAGAAGAAGCTCCTGCCGTTGCAGCCATCGTGGAGAAAGTCCTCGAGGAGATTGCAATGATGCGTGAGGAGATGAAAGCAATACGTGAGGAGATGGGCAACTACGCCAAGAAGGAGGAGATGGCATCGGTTAAAGCCGAGCTTTCTGCCGCACCTGCTGCTAAACCCATCAAACACAACCCCGAAAAAAAGCAAGTCAACAAGGTAGAATTTAACCGCCCTTCAAAGGCGATTGACCGAGTCCTTGCACGCCTTAACAAATAATCAATTCAGAAAATGCCTACGGTAACTTCTATCACTACTAACTACGCAGGTCAATTTGCGAGTAAGTACATCTCTGCTGCTCTGTTGAGCGCAGACACCCTTGACAAGGGACTCGTTGAGATTCTTCCCAACGTAAACTTCAAGACCACCCTTCAGAAGGTTAACACCAACGACATCGTAAAAGACGCTACTTGCGACTTTGACGCTACGTCTACGTTGACCTTGACTGACCGTGTTCTTGAGGTTGAGCCGTTCCAAGTTAACCTGCAGCTTTGCAAAAAGGACTACTACGATTCGTGGATTGGGGGTCAGATGGGCTTCTCTGCCTACGACAGCATCCCCGCTTCGTTCGCTGACTTCTTGATTGCCCACGTTGCTGCCAAGACTGCCCAAAAGATTGAGCAGAACATTTGGAACGGAAACGCTGCTTCAGCAGGTGAGTTCTCAGGCTTCCTGTCTTTGATGACTGCTGACTCTGACGTTGTTGACGTAACCGCTACCACCGTAACAGCTTCTAACGTAATCACCGAGCTTGGTAAGGTTGTAGACGCTATCCCCGCTGCCCTTTACGGCAAGGAGGATTTGACCATCTACGTTCCTCAGAACGTTGCTAAGGCTTACGTTCGTGCTTTGGGTGGCTTTGCTGCTTCAGGTGTAGGTGCTAATGGTCTTGATAACAAGGGTACGATGTGGTTTGGTGACCAACCCTTGTTCTTTGACGGAATCCGTGTCGCTATGGTAAACGGCCTGCCTTCAAACAAGATGGTTGCTGCTCAAGCTTCTAACCTGTTCTTCGGTACGGGTCTGCTGAACGAGCGTAACGAGGTTCGTGTCCTTGATATGGCTGACCTTGATGGCTCTGACAACATCCGTGTTATCTTGCGCTTCTTCGCAGGTGTACAATACGGTATCGGTACTGACGTAGTTCTCTACTCTTAATCCGAGCAATAAGTTAAACCATAAGGGGGTGGTGGTTTCAAAGCCCCATCCCCTTTTTTAATTCAAACAACAAACAATGGCTTGCGATTTAACATTAGGACGGGCAGTACCCTGTAAAGACGTAGTAGGTGGAATTAACAAAGTATTCTTCATCAACTACGATGACTTGGGTACGGTTACTCTGTCTTCTGACGATAGCATCAGCAACATTTCAGGCACGTTTACTGCCTACGAATATGATGTAAAAGGAAACTCATCTTTTGAGCAGACTATCAACTCAAGCCGTGAGAATGGTACTACCTTCTTCACGCAGACGTTGAACTTGACCTTGACCAAGCTCACGAAGCAGGACAATAAGCAATTGAAGTTGATGGCTTACGGCCGCCCTCAGGTGGTTGTACAAGACTACAACGGAAATGCGTTTATGATGGGTCTTAACTACGGAGCAGAGGTTACGGGTGGAACGATTGTAACGGGTGCTGCTATGGGTGACCTGAGCGGCTACACGTTGACGCTTGAGGCTCAGGAGCAACTGCCCGCCAACTTCCTTGATGGCGCTACGGTTGCCAATCCGTTTGCAGGACTTGCAGGTGCAAACGAAACGATTGTTGTGGGTTCAAACTCATAACGTATATTTGTGTTGTGCTATTGAACGGAATAGCGCAAATGGATGGAGAAGGGGGGCGAAAGCCCCTCTTTTTTTATACAAAAGTTTAGGCTGAGGTTATTTAGTTGAGATGCATATTTTACAAGTATCGGCTTCGC